TAGGAATAATCGCGAAATACGGGCATTGTTCGCGTATTTCGGCGTAGAGCGAGCGGAATTTCTCTGCAGTTCAGACTGCGTGGCGGAGCATGCAGTCTCGAGCTAACCCTTCTCCGTGAGAATTCCCTGCTAACAGGGAAAAATGCAGGGAATTTCTTTGTTTTGGGGCCGAAATTGCGACACGATTGCTTCTATTGAATTCATTCAGCTGGAGTTATTGGCGGCGAGGCCTTGGAACGAACAGGGAATTTTCACGAGGTATCAGGGAATCTATTCCCTGATACGGTCGCAAGAGAGGTGGGTCTAAGACCGATGATCTATCGCCGTCGGCTCTAGCGGTGGAAAACCGAGCCGCCGTCTTTGCTCGATCCAGCTCAGCGGCAAGCGGCGGGTCAGTTTTTCAAAGGTCAGATCAGAAGGCTGGCGTCCGTCTAGGATTGCTTCCACGATGTCGGGAGCGAGAAAGGCACACTCCAGGACCCGGCCCGCGTACCGCTCGTCAAGGCCAAGCTTTTGGCCAATCGACCTCCGGCCAGAAACTTCTCCAGCCACGACCCACTCGTACCATTTGCGGCCGCGTGCCAGGGCTTTCAATAGTGACGAAGCCGGGTGCGACGGCGCCTGGCTGAGACGATCGGGCGGGAGTACAAGGCGCATCTCATTGCCGCAGCGTTTGATCCGAGCCGCGATCGCAAGGCGGATCACATCACAGGAACCCTGTTCCAGTTTCTGGATTGCGGGTCGAGGTGCGTGTGGATCCCCGGTAAGTGTGGCACGCAGTTTTCGCTTGCCGACTTCAACTTCGATCCAGTCGGGATGAACCACAACCCGCCGCACCACTTCTCTCACAAATTCCAGCACGGCTGCGGGAGAAGCGGAGCGCCACTGGTCGGATCGTTTCACGGCAGCTGCCATGAGCTGCTGAGTCCGTGCCGGAGAATCTTCGGTCTGGCTGAGCTCATCCATGACGTCCTTGCCGGAGTGTAAGAACGACTGCAACCTGAGGGAAACCTGCCTTTCAACATCATGAGCCGGCAGTCTGGCCGGTTTGCCGGGTGCCTTACATCCGTCTGTCGTTGTTTGGCAAACGTAGTAGCGATATCGTCTGCTGTTCTTCGAGGTGTGGGACGGGGTGAATCGATTGCCCTCCGAATCCTGCAGTAGGCCGACGAGCAAGCTGGGGGAGTTTGCCTTGAGACCATTTCGGCGTCCCTGGTTGTCGGTTCTCAGCTGAGTCTGAACGCGCTCCCATAGCTCCCGCGGAACGATGGCGTCGTGTTCACCCGGATAGTTTTGCCCCCGATGGTGAATTTCGCCCAAGTAAATCCGGTTCTGCAGGATGTCGTACAGTGCCCCTCGGGAATAGGAAGTTCCGCCCGACCGCTTCCCAGCAGCGCTGATCCTCGTCTTGCTCTTGGTGCCTTCCCGATCGAGCCGAGCCTTCAGCTTCGAGACACCTTCCAGCTCAAGGTAGAGATTGAACAGACGCCGCACGAGCTTTGCTTCTTCTGGGTTGACGATCAATTTTCGTTCTTTGAGGTCATATCCGAGCGGGACAGTGCCGCCCATCCACATGCCTTTGCGCTTGGAGGCTGCGATTTTGTCCCGGATCCTCTCCCCAGTCACCTCCCGTTCGAATTGGGCGAAGGAGAGTAAGACATTCAGGGTCAGCCGGCCCATCGAAGTCGTGGTATTGAACTGCTGGGTGACGGAGACGAAAGAAACTCCGCGTGCGTCCAGGGCTTCCACGATCTTGGCAAAATCGGACAGGCTGCGAGTGAGACGATCCACCTTATAGACGACGATGGTGTCGACCCGGCCAACTTCGACGTCTTTCAACAATCGTTTAAGCGCGGGCCGCTCCAGGGTCCCGCCCGAAAATCCCCCGTCATCATAACGAGCCGCAAGGAGTCGCCAGCGTTCCTGGCGTTGGCTGGCGATGAAGGCCTCGCAGGCTTCCCGTTGAGCGTCGAGGGAATTGAAGGATTGCTCCAGGCCTTCTTCTGAGGATTTGCGCGTGTAGATCGCACAGCGGATTACGGCCCTTGATTCGGTGTTCATTGGGCCTCCCAGGATTCCTTGGATGGTTTGCCTTTGAGACCGAAGAAGAGGGGCCCTGACCAGCGGGTGCCTGTGATGAGACGAGCGATCTCGGAAAGGCTTTCGTAGCGAACACCTTTGTACTGATAGCCTTCCGGTTCTACCTCCACTACATGAACTTGCTCTTTCCACTGGCGCACCAGCCGAGTTCCGGGCTTGATTGGCGGCCGGGTTGAAACTGCTGCGTTGGGATCGGCCGCGAACGCACTTGCAAGCTGTCGGAGCCGGCGGCAGCTACCTTCGTTGAGTCCACCAAACTCCTGCTCCTGCCGGCGGTAAGCAATAATCCGAAGCATGAGCTCTTTTCGAATTGCAAGCGGCGGCTCTCTGTCGAAAAGCTGCCGCCATAATTCACCTAAGGCGGGTTTGCTCAAATCGGGCAACGAAGCGAGTCGTTGGCTGATGGAAGAATCGGGCATAATATCTCCTTGACCGGGATCAGCAACATTTCCGCTTCCTTTCGAAAAAAGTTCAAGTTAATTATGACCGGCGACGGCGTGCATCTGCTTGACTTTTACTGCCCGAAGAGCACCCAAGAATACGACGGATCTTTTAGCGACAGACATCAGTTACTAGACAGATTCCTTAAAAAGACTCTCCTTGCATATTTCTCAAAATAGATCAAAATCTATCTCGCAGGAGATGCCCAACTAACCTTTGAGGTCGGCGGGACGCCGACCACGATCGAGACGGTCGAATCAAAGGGTGCAGCTGCGCGAGATGCTAAGCTGCCTCCTGAAAATGAGGCCGTCGTTAGTCCGGCAAGAGGCCGGGGGCGACGGGCTAAGGCTAGAATTTCTCGTCTAAGGGAGCGAGATGCGAACTCAGACGAAGCAACGGGAAGCTCGAGGATGCCCCTCGCTGATTTTGCTACGTGTAGCTAATCGCGCGGCTGGTGTTCTCTGCGACCAAATGCTTCGGAGAGAGTATGGCATCGCCGCACCTACAGAAGAAGAGAACGTCCAGCACCTCGCCACTCGCAATCGTCTACCGAGATATCAATAAACTTCAGCCGGATTCAAAGAATCCTCGTATCCATTCGGAAAAGCAGATTCAGCAGGTCGCTCGCAGCATTGAGGCATTCGGTTTCAATGTTCCGTTTCTGGTGGATCGGAAACTGCGGCTTATCGCTGGACACGGACGTCTCGCAGCTTGCCAACTCCTCGGGATCGATAAAGTCCCCACGATCTGCCTCGACCACCTAACGGAAAACCAGCTTCGGGCATTCATGATTGCCGATAATCGGCTCGCCGAGCAAGCTACCTGGGACCCGAATTTGCTGGCAGAACAACTGAGGGAACTCTGCGACGTCGAGCTGAATTTCGATCTCGAGGCGACCGGCTTCCAGGTTGCCGAGATTGATGTTCTCCTGGAGGCGGCCTCGCCAGAGGTTAAGGGCAGTTCCGACCCGGCGGATGACTTGCCTGAAGCCAGACCTGTTGCGGTGACCCGCGAAGGCGATCTCTGGCTGCTGGGTCCGCACCGGGTCTATTGTGGAAACTCTCTCAATCCCGGCAGCTACTCCGCACTGATGGAATCCCGTCTTGCGACTATGGTTTTCACTGACCCGCCGTTCAACGTCAAAATTCCAGGGCATGCCATGGGCCTTGGAGCCATCCATCACAAGAATTTCCAAATGGCATCCGGCGAGATGACTGAAAGTGAATTCACCGATTTCCTTGCCCAGGTTATGCGCCGCTGTGCGCTCCACAGCGTCGCTGGCTCACTCCACTATGCATTCATGGATTGGAGGCACATGTCCGAGATCCTTGCGGCAGGTAATCAGGTTTATTCGGAGCTGAAAAACGTTTGCGTTTGGGTGAAGGACAACGGCGGCATGGGTTCACTCTACCGGAGCCAACACGAACTGATATTTGTCTTTAAGAACGGAAAGGAGAGTCATCGCAACAATATTCAGCTTGGCCAGTATGGGCGGTACCGAACGAATGTCTGGCAATACCCAGGTGTGAATTCCTTTTCTCGCTCCGCTACTGGCGAGGGCAACTTACTCGAATTGCATCCGACCGTGAAGCCGGTCGCACTAGTGGCAGACGCCATCATGGATTGTACGTCGCGCCGCGACATTGTGCTGGATCCGTTTCTGGGCAGCGGCACGACCGTCATCGCGGCGGAGCGTACAGGCCGCGTTTGTTTTGGCATCGAGTTGGATGCTCAGTATGTCGATACGATTGTTCGCCGTTGGCAGGCATTCACCCGGCTGTCTGCCACACATGGCGTCTCGGGCCGCACTTTTATTGAGCTAGAACAGGAGGCTGGGAATGAACGAAAACGATGACAAACCAAATGAAGTCCCCGAACCTACGAAGTCTGTTGGCTATGGCACGCCGCCTGAAGCTACTCGATTCAAGAAGGGAAGCTCTGGCAATCCCAAGGGAAGGCCCAGGGGTAGCCTGAACGTGGGTACCTTGTTCATCAAGATTTTACGCGAGAAGGTCGTGGTCAATGAAAACGGCCAGCGGAAGACGGTGACAAAACTCGAAGCTGCACTGAAGCAAATGGTCAATAAGGCAGCATCTGGTGACATCCGAGCGCTTCGAGAACTGCTTGCGTTGGCACGGGACGCGGAAGCAAGGCAGAACGCGCCGGGCGTGCAGAACTCAGTCATCGACGAACTCGATCAGGAGGTGATTGACGGCATCATGCAACGACTCAATCCAGCGCAAGAGGGCGGTCCAGAGCTGAAGGAGGCTACTCAGGAGGCTAACGATGTCGACGATCAGCAGGGCTGAGTATCGGGCGCTCTTGCGTTGCGACTTTCATGCGTTTATGCACCGTGGCTTTCGGGAACTCAATCCACAGGTTCGGTTCTTGCATAACTGGCACAATGAACTCATTGCCACAAAGCTGGAAGCTTGTTTCCGCGGCAAAATCAACCGCTTGATCATCAACCTACCCCCGAGATCCTTAAAATCTCACGCGGCGGCTGTCGCTTGCCCGGCATACGTACTGGGACATAACCCGAGCGCTCAGATTATCTGTGCCAGCTACGGACAGGACTTGGCCAACAAACATTCGATGGACTGCCGAACCCTAATGACCAGTGCATGGTACAGGGAGCTGTTTCCCACTCGGCTTTCTCCGCAAAAGCAGTCGGTGCAGGAATTCGTCACCACCCAAGGTGGTTCTCGACTGTCCACTTCCGTGGGGGGCGTGCTGACCGGTCGAGGGGCAGACCTTATCATTATTGATGATCCTTTAAAGCCGGACGAGGCACTCTCGGAAACCCAGCGCAACGCGGTGAACGATTGGTACGACCACACCCTCTACAGCCGGCAGAACAGCAAGCAAGATTGCGTGATCATTATTATTATGCAACGCCTGCACGAGGGCGATCTCGTCGGCCACGTCTTGGAACAGGAGTACTGGGAGCACATACGGTTGCCGGCTATCGCTGAGACAGAGGAGACGCACTTCATAGAGACTCCTGTGTGCACTCGCACGGTTCATCGGCACATTGGGGAACCGCTTCACCCCGAGCGCGAGCCCTTGGCTGTCCTCGAACACCTACGCCATACAATCGGGGAATACAACTTCGCTGGACAGTATCAGCAGGCACCCGCTCCTTGTGGTGGCGGAATGGTCAAGTCTGAGTGGTTCAGAACCTTCAGTGTGGAGGGATCCAATCTGCAGTTTCAAACGATTCTCCAAAGCTGGGACACCGCCAATAAGCCTGGCGAGTTGAGTGACTTTAGTGTTTGCACGACGTGGGGAATTACTGGAAAACACTTATATCTATTGCACGTATACCGCAAGCGCGTCGACTATCCGGAACTGAAGCGTGCTGTGCGAGAGCAGGCCGATGCTTTTGGGGCCAAAGTCATATTGATTGAGGATCGAGCTTCTGGTACTCAATTGCTTCAAGAGTTGGTTCACGAGGGAGTCTATGCGGCGCAGTCCTATAAGCCAACGATGGACAAAATCATGCGCCTTCACACTGTTTCCAGCGCCATCGAGAATGGGTTTGTTCACCTTCCGGAAAAAGCCGAATGGCTTGCAACATATTTGCATGAACTCGTAACTTTCCCTAGGGGTAAGCACGACGATCAGGCGGACTCAACATCGCAAGCACTGCATTGGGCGACACAAAGATACTTTGGACATACTGTTGCAATCTTTAACGCTTTTACTGGTGCAGAGATCTCGTAGAAATGCTGCTATCGGTGCCGGGGGCGGAATGGGATTGGGCAAATCGCACGACCAAGTCGCCATGCCAACGCTCCGCATCCGCACAGCTTCGGCGGCGCGCACACTGATTCGAACCAGCGACTGATGTACACCTCGGCATGAGCTTCGCCGCAGTAACGCCGGGAACCGGCCGCGTTTGCGCTTTCAGAATTCCACCGGTACACGGTAAGATCGGAATCACGAGCCAGTGGGTGGGATTCGTAGTCACGAGTCCTCAGACCTCACAACTGAATTCCGGCAGCGTTGTCATAGCTCAGTTCCTTATATATCACTGGTTAGTCACGCCCACTCGCGATCGAGGCTTGTCGGAGGTTTGGTGTCAGAATCGTGAGCTCACCGACTTGTTCCCTCTTCGCGGTACCATGCAGGTGGGCGGCATGGTCCATCATCCAGACCTCCGGAATTTGCTTGCAAAACACGCATCAACCGATCGGC